GTGACCTGTCCTGCTGATGGAATTGCTTTGATGATTTGATCAGGTATCTTTAGATCTTCTTTGATTGGAATACACTCTTTACCTACGAGTCTGTACTCAACAATCTTTTTCTTACCAGCATCTACTAATGTGCCGATAGGTTCCTTAAGTTCTTGTGCTTCTGTAGGACACTTTATTTCTACTGTAGCACCCTTCTTTGGTATCTCAGGTGTTTCTGTGTCTGGTGCATCTGGAGTGGGAGATATAGGGGGCACAGGTGCCTCATACTCAAACTTCAGTTTGTTTGCATTGTAATCAATTGGATTGAACGATGGTGCTTGACCATCACAATATACCTTGACGCCCTTTGGATCGTCACTTTCCAGCATATTATTTTCGTCCACCTCATGTGCCTCAACACATCCAGGAATGTCCACGATGGGTACACCGATCTGGTTTGTGACGGGGACTGGGACTTGTAATGCTTGGGGTGGTTCTAACAAATAATCAGGAGTGAAGGGGATTTGAATGATATCAATATCCCCTCCCCTAATTCTAATATCAGGGATCTCCATGGATCATAGACCAGGAATTCCACCGCCGCCACTAGGTAAAGCAGGACCAGTAACCTCTGGCATTGAAGGCATAGCACTATCAATAAGTCCAGGCAGAGCACCAGCAATTGCTTCTGTTGCTGCCTTAGTTACTTTTTCTTTTGCATCCTCAGCGATTGCCTCTCTGTTTAGATAAACATAGGCACCACCACCAACGATACTTGCAGTTCCTAAGAATGATAGAACTGCTAACACATTAATTAATTTTTGCATTTTGTTCCTCTTTTTTACCAATAGATGGTGCTTTCTTTGGAGCAGATCCGTTCTTGGCAGGAGACAATCCGAACGCAGCTAAGGATCCAGAAAACACGGATGCGATGAAGGTCGGATCAAAATCTAAAATCTTTTGACCATTGGGCAAGCGAACGTAGCTGAATGTAAGAAGGGATGCAGACCAGATGAGGACTACAACTTTCACTAAATTACCAAGAACTTCACTTTTATCTTCATCGTTATCCTTCTCTTCAACCACGACTGGTTTTGTATCAGTCATGTTATTAAAGTTAGGCAACTCTATTTATCTTACTTCAGTGCAATGTTACCTGCCACAGATATTCTAGGTTCTTTTGTACCATAGAAAGGATAGACAAGATGATTCATTTCTGCAGGGAAGAATACCATGAGTCCTTCCATCTGTTTACCCATAGGATAGTTGAATGTTCTCCTACCACCAAACAAATTCAGATACTCAAACTGAAAACATGATACACATGAACTCGTATTGTTCTTTGCAAAAGCAAGTCGCATTTGATCCTGTGTTTCTACTGGCATCTTCATCCAGATAACAAAAGAGAACACACCAAAGTGTACATGAGATGGATTGAACTCAGTTTGATACTGATAGTTCACCCAGAGATCATGCAACTGCATCGATGCTTCTCTTGGAATCTCTGTCACTAATTGACAGGGTTTGTAATTAAAGTTTCTTTGGTAGTCTTCAGTTGCCTCAGCAATGAATGAACGGAATGTATCACTAGCATCCAAGTTCAAACTGCTGCTGATGTTACCAGCAAGTTTCTCTCTTGCATCTACACTTGCAACATCAATCATGCCCCATAGATCTTGCATGACATTTTCAGGGACACGAACTTCTAACCACCCATCTCTGATAGGTGTAATAGGTCTAGACTCTAACATAATTAAAAGAAGTTTCTTATATTATAGCACGTTATTTACTTCACCATCCAGTAAGAATATCTATTTTGCCAAGATACATTATTGAAATCTTGATCAAATCCATTGTTAAAGTTACCACCGCCAGTGGCTCCACTACCAGCAAAAATCCAAGCACCACCAATACCAGCATCATGAGGTGCGATACCGTAAGTATTTGTATTATTGATTGTTCTATCTGTAGATCCAGCACCATTAATAACAGCACTTGTTGGTTGTCTTGGTGATCCACTTAATGATGCTCCAGAACTTCCTCCAGGTCCTTTATAAGACCAACCTTGGTTTCTACCATTGTCGGTAGATCCACTAGTAAGTGTAGCGTTTTCAGTATTAAATGCTACAGTAAATTTACTTCCAGAGGTAGTAAACAACTGTCTTCCTGGATCCATGGTATTTCTACCATCTGTCCATCCAGTTCCATCTGTATCATTATCAGTCATGCCAACCCAAGCATAATTCCAAGACATATTATTAATTACAGTATCAGCAAGTCTGCCCTTTGTACCTCCACAGAATTTCAGTGTTCCTTCCTGTGTTCCTGTTGGAATTGGTGAGGAATTATCACCATCACCTTGAGCAATTAACATCCATCCACCGAAACTATTAAACTCACAGTAAGTTCTGATTGTTCCACTAGCACCAGCATTAATATAGTATGCACCAGCACTTGCTGAACTATCAGCATTGTAAATTGACTGAGCGTTATTAGCTGGATTGGATAGAGTACCAAGAGGAGTAACTTTATATTGTGGGAATGCTGCTGATGGTACAGGAAAAGTTGATGAATACCTAGCAGTTCCTTTGGTAAATCTAATATCATCGATAATAATATTAGATCTTGGAGAAGAAGTGTCTTGAGGAAAGACGCCAAAGTATAAAGCAGCTGTACTGTTATTATTCCAACCAGCATTGCTAGTGGTAGTAGAAACTAAAGCTCCATTCCTAAACATCCTCAATGTTCCACTAGATCTAGTGATTGCAAAATGAACCCATTGATCATTCCAGTTACTACGAGGATCACTTAGAAGTTGTTCGTCAGTCCTACCAAAATAAACAGTGGTATTGTTGTAAAGAAGACCATACCCAGTTGTTGTATTAGAACCTTGTTGAAAAATTCGTTTGTTGTTATTAATGTTAGTGTCAGTTGATCTAATATAAACCCAACCTTCCATGGTGAAATCTGCGGTTCCCATGTTTACACCATCTGCATAATTAACTTTAACATACTTAGCAGTGTTATCGGTATCATTTAGATCAATTCCATTTCCAAATCTACCAGTAGTTAATGATGCACCACTACTTTCTAACGTATGTCCATATCTAGAGACTTCTGTTGTAGTGCCATCACCAGGAATATGGAGCGTCACTTCATCATAAAGAGGATCTGTTGAAGATCCAGATGCACCACCAATTTCTTGCCAATCTGATCCATCATAAAATTTTACTTTGTTATCTGTCGTATTGTAATACTGATCTCCTGCTGCCAATCCCGTAGTGGGATCTGATGCCAAAGAACCTAGAATTCTTCTGCCGCCTACGAAAATTGGTGCCATCAGTTAACCTCCTGAAGCATGAACTTGTACTTCTTACCGCTTCTCCTATTTATTAGGAAGAGGTCATCTTCACCCTCTTGAATTGTGTATTGACCCCAAGTTCCATCTACCTCGTTAGCAGCACCTTCGTTAGATAGCTGAAGGTCAGCAGAGTAGATGTTTGCCCAACGCTTATTAGTTGCTCCAAGATCTTGTGTAGCATCAGAACCAGGAAGCACATCACCATCATGTGCTATACGCAACGATTCTTGAAGATTATCAGAGGCGTTGGTGCTTGCATGAGTGAAGAATGCTAAACCAACTTGATCTTCATCTGCAGTTGTTTGAACAGATGTAATCGCTGCTACTCTTCTATCTTGATACTGAACACGACTAAATGCAATGGAAGCACCATATGCACCATCTGCACTTGTAGCATCAGACATAAGATAGATGTTGTCAAAATTTCTTGCAGGTTGAGAAGCAATACTGAAATCATTTCCATTAAAAATGGTAAGACGACCATAGTGATTACCATTTGCTATGCCAGCAGTGCCCGAAGAAATGGCACCATCATGATAAACCGCAAACTGTAATGCAGCATTGTTGGTTCCGTTTCTATAGACAGAAATTGCTTGACTATTTGCATTTCTACTGTCACTTCTCAGTTGGAAGTATCCAGTATCTCCCATGTTAATTCCGTCACCAGAATTAAATGATCCATTGTTATACTGCCCTGCTTGAGCAAGACCAGTAAGAGTTCCAACAGAAGTTAGAGAAGATCCAGTGACAGCACTACCAAGTGTATATGGTGTGCCACCACCGCTTAGATCAATTTGTCCTTGACCACCACCATTAGTAGGTCCAATAACTTTGTTTGCATCACTAGCAAATAAGATACTATTCACATAGTAGTTCTTACCAGAAGCAGTGTTGATATGCTCGGATGAATTCCAATAGTTATATGTTACACCACCATCAGTTCCTCTCCAGAGGAATGTCTTGTCAGATGTACCCTTAACAATGAGTCCACCATCTTCAGCTGCAGAATCAGAAGGACCGATAGCACTGAAGGTAGCAGAACCAGAACCAGTTACGTTGTTTGAAAGCGTAGCATTCTGACCAACGATAGTGACAATGGTTGTACCTGCAGGAACTGTAATGCCTGCTGTGTTAGATACAACTTCCATACCAGGAATAATTCCTAGTGTAGGTGCAATGTTTGTGATGTCTGCACTACCAGATACGGTAGTAGCACTAAACTGTGTACTAACAACTGCAGCAAGTTCAATATTTTTGTCAGTGATCTGAACAACATTAGACTTAACTGTAGTAGTGACACCATTAACTGTCAAGTTTCCTTTGACAAGGGTATCACCATCTACTGTTAGATCATTGTTTAGAGTGATATCAAAGTTAGAATCACCACGGATCCATGCTTGACCACCAGAACCAATAACAAGTTGTCTATCTCCCGTGACATTAGGTGGTCTGAATGTTACATCAGCAGAGTTCTCGTTATCAGCAGGACCAATAAGAACGTTACCGTCTCCCAGTACATCGAAACCAGCATAGTGTCCAATACAAACGTTGGCATTACCTGTCTGGTTTGTCTCCATTGAATTGTTACCAATGGCAACGTTCTTACTACCAGAAAGAGTAACGAGCAATGCATCTTTACCAACACCAATATTGTTATTGCCGACGCCACATGCTCTCAATACCCTGTGACCAAGTGCAGTATTGGATGCACCAGAATTATTTGTGAAGAGACACTGGTAACCGTATGCAGTATTCTGAGATCCAGAAGTGTTTGCCTGCAGTGCTGACACACCCACACGAGTGTTTGTATTGACAGCACCACCACCACGACCCACACTCATTGGGTCTCCATCAGTACCACGAATTAGAATGTCAGCATTCTCAGAGTTGAGAATACCATTCATGGTAATTGTGTCAGCAATTGTAACACCAACTGTTAGATCTTTAGTGACTACTAAATCATGATTGATTGTTGTCGTACCAGTAGCAGCACCCATGACGATGCTACCTGCTGCTCCACCAAATAAGATGCTAGTAGCACCAGAGTTGATAAGATTAAAACCAGTAGAGGTAGTAGTAATACCAGTGAGAATTGTTGGGTTGGTTTGGAATACCAATTTGTCCAAACCAGTCGTATCTGTAATCAGACCACGCATCTGTGTAGATGTGGTTGATGCAAACGTTGCTAGTGTATCTGATGTATATGCAACATTACCACCTTGTCTAAAGTTTACAGTGACAGATGCATTACTGTTATCAGAAGTAAGAAGAACAGACTCATCAACATCTAATACTTTAGTAGAAGCAACATCAATACTGGCAGAGGCAGTAGATACAATTTCTAGACCATTGACAGATGTCGCAACAGCAGCACCGATATTAGGTGCAGTAAGAATTGGAGATGTAAGAGTTTTGTTTGTAAGAATTTGTGTCTCTGATTCTGTTACAAATCTCTTCTCAACAGATCCATCCCATGCTCTCCAGTATCCACCAGACTCATACCATTGTAGTGCCTGGTATGCAGTAACACCACCTGCGTTGTCGGTAGTTCTGTTTAATTGGATGCCACCATTTGAACCAGTAAGGTTTTGTCCCTTCCTTAGTTCGATAGAATTATCTTCTACCTGAAGTGTTGTAGTGTTTAGAACTGTTTGTGTACCATCAACAACCAAGTCACCTGTGATAGTTACAGTAGATCCGTTGTCAGTAATAAGACTATCTGTTAACTGATTGTTTCCAGAGTCCCACTTCATCAAAGTGTTACCACTGAAGTTATTGTAATTCTTAAGACGGAAGTTAACTCCCTGAAGAATTAGACCACCAGATGCTGCAAGAGATGCACCAGTGTCATCGTTCTGAGAAGTAAACGTGATAGT